CATTGAAAGTATTAGGTAGAGTTATTATGCTTTGTGTAATGGCTCCGATGGTAATGAGCAATAACCAAAGATTACACGAAATTGGTATGGGAATATTCCTAGTAGGATTCATTTATACCATCTTAAAATATCATGTATATGCGGTGATATAATGAGCAATGTAGAATTTAACCACATGTTTATGCCCACCGTATATCGTTGTCTAACCAAGGACAGGTGTGTAGAGGTATGTGGTGAATTAGATAGAGAGCGCGTATCTTCTAATCCTGATGGGATAGAGTATGATCCAAGTATAGTTGATTACCTTGATCTTAAACTCTCTTCAGGATGTTGGAACAATCCTAATTTTACTAAATGGGTAATGTTGTACCCGATGACGGGTGTAAGAAAGAAGTGCCTGCATGTTTCTAATGAGGATTGGAATAAGACAGATCTTTTTTCGTTACCTGAATGGGATGAGTTCGTTCATATAATGCATCATAACACATGCTTCCAAAATAGTATACACCTCGAGATATTAAATCTTGATTACATTGGCCGGACAGTAAATCATGAACATGGATTAAATCCTGCCCTCTTTGCACATATTGATTACCATCATATACAGAGTGATAAAATGGCATCATGGTATAGTGAGAAAGGGAAAATTGAATATAATCCTAAAGCAAATAGAATTTGAGGGGCCTGGGGTGTCGTCCCAGCGGCACGCCTCTCATTTACAAAAAAATTCAAAAAAAATCATCAATGATATCAAAGCGATTGGGTCTAACCCGTTGTAATCATTGATAATCATTTCTGTTGACATTTTGAGCTAGATGTGATATAATATAAGTACAGAATAAGAAACGCGAACGAGAGAGAAACATGAGCGAACTACGAGAACAAAAATCAATCCTAGCTAAGTTGATGGCTTCCGAGAATATCACGGTCCGTCATGCTAAAGTTCCTACCGCAGGATTTGATCCTAAAACAAGAACCTTGGTTCTTCCAATCCTTAAAGAGATGGAAGGAGAAGTCTATGACTTATTCGTTTGTCATGAGGTTGGACACGCCTTATATACGCCAGCAGAAGGTTGGCATAAGGTGGTTTCCGAATTCGGACCAAACTACAAAGGGTTTTTAAATATTGTCGAAGATGCCAGAATTGAAAAATTGATCAAACGCAAATATCATGGTGCTGCAAAAGCAATGCATGCAGGATATCAGGTTTTGATGCATGAACGCGATTTTATGGGGCTCAAGAAATATAAGATAGATATCAATACAGCTCCTCTGATCGATAAACTCAATATACATTTTAAAGGCGGATTACGCGAAGCAGTAAGATTCACTGAAGAGGAAATGTATTTTGTTCGCGAGATGGAAAATCTTGAGACATGGGATGATGTAGAGCAATTAACAGGTGAGCTTTGGGATTGGTGTTCAGATCGAGAAGAACAGTTACAACAGTTCGATGAAATGCAGATGCAAATGGACACTGAAGAAGATTCGGATTGTGAGGAAGATTGTGAATGGGATGATAATGACAATATGCAAGATATTGTACCTCCAAATCCAGATAAGGAAAATCCAGAAAACGAAGATCAGGTAAGCAAAGAAGATTGTGATGCACCAGTTGATAGTTGTCCTGAAACAGATGGAGATGGGCTAGAAGAACAACTGAAGGCAAATGAGGATGGAGAATCACCTGCAGATCAAACCAAAGATGAATCTCAAAAAGAAACTGCTCCAAAAAATCAAGCCGGTGGTTCAGAAGGTGGAGATGATACATGGTATGATGAAGATCCTTGGACGTGGGATAAAAAACCTGAACCTCAATCAATTACTGATCAAGAGTTTAGAGCTCATGAAGAAGAATTAGTTCATGAAGATGCGATCGAAATTCGATATTTTAATTCACCGAAACTGAATATCAAAAACAATGGTTTGATTGTCACATACAAAGAGTTGATGAAAGAACACAAGATCAGAATCGAAAAGAAGGAGGAATCGTGGGAAGCCGGAAAGTCACAACTTCCATTTGAATATGCACGCGAGTATTTGAAATTAGTTGATAAGGATAATAAACCAGTTGTTAATTATCTCGCAAAAGAATTTGAGATGAAGAAGAAAGCAGCGGAATATAAAAGATCACAGACTGCTAATTCGGGAATCATATCTTTAACAGATATTCACAAATACAAATATTCAGATAATATTTTCAAGAAAGTCACAATCGTTCCAGAAGGAAAGAATCACGGATTATATATGTTGTGTGATTGGTCAGGATCGATGCATGATAAGATGATTCCAACATTTATTCAGTTGTTGCAATTAGTAGACTTTTGCAGAAAATGTGCAATTAAACATGAAGTATATGCCTTCGTAGATTATGCTTATGATGAAGACGGACATGACATAAGTGTGAGACAGTCACAGAGACCTTTAGAAGAAAAGATAGCTGGTAATATTTCATCTGCAGGTGATCGCCGAGCGGTACAATTAGTGGAGATCTTTTCAGATAAAATGTCAGCAAAAGATTTTCGTGATATGAGAGAACAGTTGGTTGTTTCTTTACTTCGATGTGATAGTGAGTTTCACAACGCTCCTTATCAAGCACAAAAAAGAGTGCAGGCTAAGATAAAATCAGATGTATATGGTAAGAAGCTTCGCGTAATTAAAGAGACTAAGCAAGAGATGATTTGGGATAAGATGAGAGAGGAAAAACAAATATCTACATGGGATTGGAGCGCTATATCAAATCGATATGATTTTCCATTATCACGTCTTTGTGGAACACCATTAAATTCTGCAATCATGTTTAGTATTCCAAATGTAAATAGATTCAAAAAAGATAATAGATTAGATATTGTTAATACAATTATTTTAACAGATGGTGAATCAAATTCAGCTTATAGTTATTGGAGAGCGGATAAGGAAGATGGAAAGATTAGATCTTATAACATTGAGAATCAAATAGGAGGTGATCCTGTTCGTAATAAGTTAGTAGATACCGAAACAAAAAAAGTATTTGATTGGACACGTAAAAGTACTTGGGGTGAAACACGTAATACACTTGAGTATTACAAGTATAAAACATTTTCGAATGTTGTTGGATTCTTCCTTTGTACTAGTGGAGATCAGGCTGGTAGGATAGGATCAAAGGATCAAAGGATAAAAACAGGATCATCATTCAGCCAAGAAGCATATACAGTTGCAAAATCAGACTATAATAGGAACGGATTTTTTATAAGTACGAACTTAGGATATTCAGAATTGTATGTGATTAAAGCGAACAAATCAGTTCAGACGGAAGATGAGATTGATCTTGATACTGATAAGCAGTTGACTACAGCGCAGATAACACGTGCATTCAAAAAGTTTCAGAAAGGAAAACTTGAGAAGCGCGTTCTGCTTAATCGATTTGCAGAAATGGTAGCATAATGCAAATTTGTTTTATAATAATTTCAACAAGATATAAGGAACGCGTTGAAATCATTGATAAACAAAAAGGTTGACATTTTGTCAAACATATGGTATAATATATCATAATGAATAATAACCAACGAGAGAGTATATTATGACACACCGAGACCAATTAGTTGAAGCCTGGAAGCAGGTACATGGAGATTCAAAAGTACTTGAGAGATCTGAGGTAAATATAGTAGCCGAGGAAGCAGGACTTAAAGAGCCTAATCAGAATTTTTTGAGTAAACTTAGAGTTGGCCGAAATCAATTTTCGATTGCCAATTATGGACAAGCATTACAAATTATGCCACAAGCAAAGTGGGGCGATAAATATCGGAAGCCTAAAGCAATTGATGTACGTGAAGTGCAACATGAGACCGCAATTAAAAAGGTTAGCGAAGAAGTTTCATTCGTACCTTCCCCTGATCCCAATTATGTTAGAGCAGGTTATTTTACAGAACTTGTAAAAATCATAAATTCCGGAATGTTCATTCCAACATTCGTTACCGGTCTTTCTGGTATGGGGAAAACCAAAGAGGTCTTCGAAGCGGCCGCAAAAACGAAACGTGAATTAATTCGAGTTAATATTACAATTGAAACTGATGAGGATGATTTACTTGGTCACTACACTCTCAAAGATGGTGAAACTGTTTGGGAAGATGGACCTGTTATCGTTGCAATGGAAAGAGGAGCAATTCTTCTTCTTGATGAGATTGACCTTGCATCAAATAAGATCATGTGTCTACAACCAGTACTTGAAGGTGGAGACATCTTCTTGAAGAAGATTAACAGACTCGTTAAGCCGGCACCTGGGTTCAATATTATTGCGACAGCGAATACTAAAGGAAAAGGATCTGAGGATGGAAGATTCATTGGAACAAACATTCTTAATGAAGCTTTCCTTGATCGTTTCCCATTAACGTTCGAACAAGATTATCCAAATGCGACAACAGAGAAAAAGATTATTACCAAGATCCTCGCAAATTATGAAGTCAAGGATGAAACATTTGTTGATCACTTAGTACAGTGGACCGATGTAATTCGTAGGACTTATGATGACGGTGGCATTGATGAGATTATCTCAACACGTCGTTTGGTAAACATTTGTAATTCATATATGGTATTCAGAGACAAGATGAAAGCGATCGAATTTTCGATCAATCGTTTCGATGAAGATACTAAAAATGGTTTTATGGATCTATGGAGCAAAGTGGATCCTGCAGCAACCCCCGAAACAGATGAAGAACCTGCCGAAGAAGCAAAAGAAGAATAAAAACAAAATAGTCCTTGACATTTTAAACGTTATCATCTATAATATACAATATAAATAGATGATAACGTTTTCTGTTTATTTAATATGAAAGGAGTGAATGCAGATCGAAGTTCCAATAGCCGAGTTAAGAAAGAAAAAGATTTTTGTAGCTACACCAATGTATGGTGGAATGTGTAGCGGAATGTATACGAAAGCTTGTTGTGACTTAGCAACCACAGCCACCAAATATCAAATCGATTTAAAATTCTTTTATCTATTCAACGAATCCTTAATTACAAGAGCACGAAATTATTGTGTTGATGAATTCTTGAGATCTGATTATACACATCTCATGTTCATTGATGCAGATATTAATTTCGATCCTAACTATGTTCTTACACTAGCAGCACTATGTGATGATACGAAACCAATCATTGGTGGAATATATCCTAAGAAGTGTATTGCTTGGGAGAAGGTTCGTAATGCTGTTGATAAAGGATTAGCCGATGATGATCCAATGACGCTTGAAAGATTTACAGGTGATTTTGTTTTCAATCCAGTAGGAGGTCAACAAACTATTTCATTATCAGAACCAGTAGAAGCTTTGGAAATAGGAACTGGGTTTATGATGCTTCAACGTGAAGTGTTAGAAAAGTTCGCAAAAGAATATCCTAAGTTTCGATATAAACCAGATCATAACCGTTCAGAACACTTTGACGGTTCCAGATACATTCATGCATTCTTTGATACTATTATTGATAATGATCAATGGATGGGTGAAGGTAAATCGGAAAATTCCGATCGTTATCTATCAGAAGATTATATGTTCTGTCAATTAGCACATAAGATAGATATCAAAACTTTTCTATGTCCTTGGATGAAATTATCCCATGTTGGAACATATGTATTCTCCGGTAACTTACCAGATATGGGTGCATTGGAATATGCCGCACATGGATATGATACTGAGAGTAGACCTTTCTTAGAAGACAGAAAAAAGAAAAAGTCTGCAGAGGGTATGAATAGAAAAGAACGTAGAAAACTCGCCGCGGCTAAACGCAAAGAGGATAAGAAGTCAGGAAAACCTGATTACGCAAAAAGTCCTAACCATTTATAGGAAAATATGATTATACATAATGAGACTGTTGAATATTTAAAAAACTTTGCTGAGATTAATCAAAGCCTGGTTATCGAAAAAGGTAAAGTCATTAAGACAGTTAGTGAACAGACAAATGTAATGGCAAAAGCAGAACTCGGACAAGAGTTCCCACAAGACTTTGCGATCTATGATCTCAATAAGTTTCTGGGAGTTCTTTCTTTATTCGTTGAGCCACAATTTGACTTTAGTGAAAAGTCTGTAAAAGTTCAATCAAGTGTTGATGCAAATAATTATACAGCTGGAGATCAGATAGCCGAATATCAATTTGCCAACATGTCTTTGTTTGAAAATGAAAAAAAGATTCTTGCAAAAGATATTGAGTTGCCAGAACCGGAAGCTTCATTTAAACTTGAAGAGAAGTATTTCGTTTCTATTATGAGAGCAGCTTCAGTTATGAGTCTACCAGAAATTGCTGTTATAGCAAAAGATGGAAAGATTAAATTGCAAGCAATTGATTCTAAAACATCCGTCGATAGTTATGCAGTTGACTTGGGTAATTCTGATTCTAATTTTAAAATGATTTTCAAACTTGAAAATCTTAAATTGATGAAAGGGACTTATGATGTGAAAATATCAAATAAGGGTCTTGGACATTTTAAGAACACAGAGAAGAAACTTGAGTATTGGATTGCAACTGAACAGACAATATAAGGATTATGACAGATAATATATTATGGGTTGAGGCGTATAGACCTCAAAAGGTAGCAGACTGTATTCTTCCTGATCATCTGAAGAATCCATTCCAATCATTTGTAGAAAAAGGAAATATTCCTAATCTATTATTGACTGGAGGGCCTGGTGTTGGTAAAACAACAATTGCGAAAGCAATGTGTAAGGAGATCGGTTCTGACTATCTTGTTGTGAATGGTTCTCAAGAATCTGGTATTGATTTATTGAGAGTCAAATTAGAAAATTATTGTAGTAGTGTTTCATTACTGGGTGGTAGAAAAGTTGTTATAATTGATGAGGCAGATTATTTAAATCCTCAATCTACACAACCAGCCTTGAGAGGATTTATTGAACAGTTCTCTGAAAACTGTAGTTTTATTTTTACATGTAATTATTTACATAGGATTATTGAACCAATTCATTCTAGATGTTCTGTAATTGAATTTAAGATAGATAAAAAGGATGCACCTGCGATTGCTCAATCTATGTTAGATAGAACAAAGCAAATCCTTGACGAGAATAATGTTAACTATAATGAAAAGGTTCTCGTTGAATTAATAATGAGATATTATCCAGATTTTAGAAGGACATTAAATGAGTTACAACGTTATAGTGCTACAGGTGGTATTGACAGTGGGGTTCTCGGTCAATTGGGCGATGCTAACTTTCTTGCTCTTATCAACGCATTAAAAGAAAAGAACTTTACAAAGGTTCGTAAATGGGTGAATGATTCAAGTCATACAGATCCAAGAAACATATATAGACAGTTATATGATAACTTACATGAACATTTAACACCTAACACATTACCACCAATTATTTTATTATTGGCTGATTATCAATATAAATCTGCATTCGCAGCAGATCAACAAATCAATCTGACTGCATGCTTGATCGAAGTAATGGTTGAAGGACAATGGCAATGAACCCATTCGATTTTGTAAAAAATATAAACTATAAGAAAAAAGATTTGTTACAAGATGATCCCGATGGTCATATAGAACGGGATTATAAACCCTTTTTAATTAATAGAACATTAAGTTTTACCTCTGATACGGCACTTCATGCTAACGAAATGAACGTAAGACCGTTTCTAGATAACAAGCTTCAATACCACTATTTGCTAAATATCATTAGACCCAAGAACAGATTTGGTCGATGGTTAAAAGCCGAGAAGTACGAAGCCATAGATCTTATCGTTGAATATTATGGTTACTCCTTGCAAAAAGCTAGGGAAGTCGTTGATATATTCACGGATGAGGACTTACGTACTCTCAAGCAAAAATTATTTACAGGTGGATTGAAGGAGTTAAATGAGTATAGAGGTCGAAGCGCTCGTTGAAATTAAGCTGAAACAACCTGATGATTTTTTAAAAGTAAAAGAGACTTTAACAAGAATTGGCGTGGCATCCAAGAAGGATAAGACCCTATATCAAAGTTGCCACATCCTTCATAAACAAAGTCGGTATTACATAGTACATTTTAAAGAGTTGTTTATGCTAGATGGGAAACCATCTAATTTTTCAGATAATGATGCAGCACGGCGTAATACAATAGTTAATCTATTAGCAGAATGGGATTTAGTACAAATTGTGGATAACGATAAAGTTAATGACAATATTGTTCCCATCAATCAACTAAAGATTATATCGTTCAAAGAAAAGGACGAATGGAATTTAGTGGCAAAATATAATATTGGAAATAAGAAAAGTGACGACGCTAAAATTGAAAGTACATAAGTTATTTGATGATGTTCAAATTCCCCAATTTTCCACAAAAGGCTCAGCATGCTTTGATATACATGCATACTATAGACGCGAAGTTGGATATAAAGTTTGGAATGAAGATAAAAAAACATTTATAGAAAGAAAAGATTCTTCTATAACAATTCATCCATTTCAAAGGGCATTGATTCCAACAGGATTGATTTTAGATATCCCAAATGGATATTCAGTAAGAATACACCCTAGATCTGGAACAGCAATTAAACAGGGCATGAGCTTAATTAATTGCGAAGGCGTAATCGATTATGATTACGTGGATCCATTGTTTATTGCTTGTGTGAATCTTTCAGAAGTTCAAACAATTGTTATAAATAATGGCGACAGGGTAGCTCAAGGCGAACTTGTCGAAATGAATCATTACGAAATTGAGGAGACGTCTAAAAAGCCTACTCAAAAGACTGACCGCGACGGTGGTTTTGGAAGTACAGGCAAATGACAAATTTCGTTGATGATAAAACATATGGTTGGAAAGATAAAGAAGATTATGATGACCGACCCTATGGTATAGCAGGACATAGTTATGACCTCTTGGTTTATGATAGAGTCATAACAGATCCTGAAACAGGTGAGTATACAATCGACGAGGTTGGTGAGTATACTGCCGATTCCATATTAGAATTAATATGGATTGTTCTTAAACATCGGTTTGAACATCTGCTCGCTGGTGAGGGATGGAGAGACTGATAATCTTGCTTTTATAAGGAGATAATATGTTATATACAAACGCCGCATCACTGTTTACAAATCCCAAACATTTACAACACTTGACTCAGTCCGCAATTGGATTAGATCATATGTTTGAAAGAGTGTTTGGAGAATTGTCTAATATCAATCAAAATCAAACTTCAAGTTACCCACCTTATAACTTGAAAAAAGATGGAGATGATTATATAATAGAGTTAGCAGTTGCAGGACTCAATGAAGAAGACATTACAGTGAATGTTGAAAACGGTGTGTTAACCGTCGAATCAACAACAGATAAATCAGATGAAGATTTTCTTTATCAAGGGATTGCAAAGCGTTCTTTTAAACGTTGTTGGACTCTCTCTGATGATATAATTGTTAAAGGAGCAGCATTAGACGCTGGGATGTTAACAATTAAAATGGAGAAGATTATTCCTGAGGAAAAGAAGGCAAAGCAGATTAAGATTGTAACAAATCAAAAGAAGCTTTCCTAAGTTCGACGGGGTCGTTGAAGATAAATACTTTCTAACCAGCGACCCCACAATAGGAGTGAAAAGTGAATGAAGCTGAAGATATTAGGGTAGCCCCGAACTTTACCCTACCTGAATTAATAAAAAGTTCAACAGCAGATAGAATGGGTTTAGATAATACACCTGCCACAGATCAAATTTTAGTCAATCTTACTAATGTAGCAAATCATATTTTACAACCAGTTCGAGAAAAATTCGGACCAGTTCGTGTAAATAGTGGTTACAGAGGACCTGCTTTAAATAAGGCAGTTGGAGGATCTAAGACAAGTCAACATTGTCATGGAGAAGCAGCAGACTTTGAATGTTCAAGAATTGGCAACGATGAGTTGGCAGAATGGGTCAGAGATAATTTAGAATTCGATCAGTTAATTCTAGAGTTCTATCAACAAGGGAAACCATCAAGTGGATGGGTTCATTGTAGTTTTAAAACAAATGGCAAAAATCGTGGAAAGATTAATACTGCTTTGAGAGTTAATGGTAAAACTCAATATAAAGAAGGAATAATCAAATGAGAGGGATAGGAAATGAAACTTCTTATTTTAATTTACCTACAGTTCCTTTATACAATAGGAGCGTTTAAAGGTAGGTGTTGGATAGACCAACAAATATTATGGTGTTATAAAACACTTGAATCAATGGGACATAAAGTAGAACATTATTATCGCATTCCTGAAAAACAAAATAAATGAAATTTTACACTAATGTTCATCAGATTGGTGATCACATATTAGTAAGAGGATATGAGAATGGTCAGAAGTTTGATGACCGTGTTGAATATCGACCAACCATTTTTATACCTTCCAGAGAGAAGTCAAGTCATACAACTATTGATGGAAAGTATCTGGCTCCTGTTAAACCCGGAACAATAAAAGAAACAAGAGATTTTATTCGTAGATATGAAGGTGTTGATAACTTTCAAATCTATGGAATGAATACTTATAGGTATAGTTGGATCTATGATAACTTTCCAAAAGACAGAGGTATAGATTATGACTTTGATTTATTGTCAATTGCGTCTGTTGATATTGAGGTTGGCTCAGAACATGGATTTCCTGATCCTGTATCTGCAATTGAAGAAATACAAGCAATCACCGTTGGTAATAATGGGAAGTATTATGTTTTCGGTTGTGGGGATTATAAAGCACATGAAGATAATATAGAATATTTTCAATGTTCTGATGAGAATCATTTAATACAAGAGTTTCTTGGTTTCTGGGAAAAGTTAGGTCCGGATATTATTACAGGTTGGAATATTCAAGGTTTTGATATTCCTTATTTGTATAATCGCATAGTCAGGTTATATGATGTTAAAGAAGCACGCAGGCTATCCCCATGGAGATTAATACATGAGCGAGTTACTCAGTTTCGTGGAAAAGATGTTACTTTTCATGATATTATTGGCATTTCTGTTATTGACTATATTGACGTTTATAGACGTAATAGTCCCCCTGCTGAATCTTATCGGCTCGATTACATTGCGTCAATAGAACTAGGGGAAAGAAAATTATCATTTGAAGAGTATGGTAATCTCTATACATTATACAAAGAAAACTTCCAACTGTTTATTGAATATAATATTAAAGACGTACAATTAGTTGAGCGATTAGAAGAAAAGAAAAAGTTAATCGAAATGGTAGTTGCTCTTGCATATGAAGCAAAAGTAAATTATCAAGATACATTTGGGATGGTTATGATGTGGGAAGTGATTCTCGCAAACGATTTAATGAATAGAAATATTGTTGTCCCACCAAAGAAAGATAATACAAAGAATAAAGCTTATGTAGGTGCGTATGTAAAAGATGTACAAACAGGTATGCATAAATGGGTTGTTAGCTTCGATTTAAATAGTCTATACCCTCATTTAATCATGCAATACAATGTTAGCCCTGAAACTATTTTAACAGGCATTACACAGCAATGTGGCATTGATAACCTATTAGATAAGAAGATCGATCTAGATAAGTTCTATGAAAAAGATATTACCATTGCAGCAAGTGGTCAAGCATTCAGAAAAGATGTACAAGGATTCTTGCCCAGATTGATGCAAGAGAAGTATGATAATAGAGTCATCTTTAAAAAGAAGATGATTGCGGCAAAGAAGAAGTTAGAAAAAGAAACAGATCCAAAGAAGATTGATAAACTGCAGAAAGAAGCAGATTCATATGGCAATAGACAATTAGCTATGAAGTTAATGTTGAACAGTGTTTATGGAGCTTTCGGGAATCCATATTTTAGATTTTATGATTTAAGAATTTCAGAAGCTATCACATTAGGGGGGCAGCTCAGTATTAGATGGGCGGAGACCACAGTCAATAATTATCTCAATCAAATATTGGAAACAAAGGAGGTTGATTATGTATTGGCATCTGATACTGACTCCCTTTATATTACTTTGGATGATTTAGTTAAAAAGGTATTCCCAGAAGATGTGGAGACACCAAAGGTTATTGATTTCCTAGATAAGGTTTGTGAAGAGAAGATAACAAAGATAATCGATACAGGATATGCTGATTTAGCAAAGTATATGAATGCTTATGATCAGAAGATGTATATGAAAAGAGAATGTCTTGCCGATAAA